CTATGAATTGCTTTGGATAAGCACTTGTATATGGCATATTATTTACCTACTTTTTTTGGTTCAATTTTTGCAACTGGCAATGCAATTGCAATTCCTTCTTTAATTAATTTATCTGCTATTTCTTTTGGATATGCTGTTTCATATCCAGCGGAAACACCGCCGTATGGTTTTAATAAAACTACGCTTTGCAACATATCAAATTCCTATTAAGTAGTTGAAGTCTTAAGAACACCGATTGCGCTTGGTGCAGGGAATGCAAAAGCAACACGCTCAACAACTTCAATACCTTTTTGATGTGTACCACCAAGACCAGTTGCGCCAAAGTACTCTTTGTATTCGTTTACGCTTACATCTTCGCGGATGCCCATAACTGTAAACTGATTCCAGTCAGCATAAAACGCACTTGCTGTGTTTGCTGCGCTTGTTGGGAATAAAGAATCTGGCACGACGTGCATTGGACGGCCTGTTGGTGTAAAGTAAGAATTGCCTTCTAAAGCTGTTAAGCCAATTGATGCAATTTCGATTGGACGCACCATGTCAAAGATTGGGCGTGAACCGCCTGTTTCTTTCATTAAGAAGCCGAAAACTGATTGAGGTACTACGAACGCACCATTTGCACCAACGCCAGAATTTACACCTAAGCGCAAGTTCCAAAGGTCAGTCCATGAGATTTCGCCGAAAGTATCTTTACCAGAGTTATTCGCTCCGCCTTGTCTTACAACTGTAGTTCCTGACACGCCTGTTAAGCCTGTGAAGTTTGGCGCATTACCGTCGCCGTTGAAAAACTGCTTATCTTCTGTTTCTGCAAGTGCACGACCAAGGCCATTGATCACATAATCTAAAAACGCTGGTGTTGCGTCTTGCAACTGCTCTTCTGACACGATGGCACCAGCAACGATCTTCTTTGCTGTCATTGCAGTTGCTGTAAAGAATGATGTTGAGTCAGTAAGTGTTAAGCCAGAACCTTCGGCAACTACCGCGCCTGTGAACGCTCCAGAGCTTACCAAGTTTTCAGTTTTGCCACGCATTGGGTAAATTTTTGCAAGTGCTCTTGCGTATCCAAAACGATCCGCAAAATTCATGATTTCTTCAATCCAGAATTGAGGAACCGCCGCTCCGCCTTGTGTTGCTGTACCTGTGTTGAAATTGGCACGTGTTAAATACTTTTCATTTGCTTTTCTTGCAATATCGTCAGCTGCGCCTTCGCGTCCTTTGTGAACTGCTAAAATGTAATCTGCAATTACGCGCGCTTGGTCACGACGTGAATCGTGATCTGCTTTGATTCTTACATAGCCGTTCGAATTGCCTTGCACGTTAATAGGGTTTGAGGCTCTTAATGTGTCTTGTACTTTTCTGTTTACAACTTCTTTAAGTTGATCTGGTGTTACTATTAAATTTTCCATTCTTAATGTTTTCCTTTATTGATTTAGATTAAATTCATGATATCATCTGTTGACAATTTTGTCAACGGCTTGATGTTTATTGACCTTGCGCCTTCGCTTACAATTGCTTTATTTATTATTTTATATCCGTCTTGGATCATGCTTAAGCCTTGACCGATTTGCGCTTGTGTTGAAGCCGCAATCTTTTTGCCTACTCTTTGCACGGGTGCTTGCACGCTTGCTGTTGCAACTTCTGGAGCTACTTCAACTGCTGGTTCTTCGGCTGTTGTTGGCGCAACTTCTGGAGCGTTGCCGTTTAATACTAAGAGCATTGCTTCGGCGGCTGCTAGGGTGCCAGCTTCGGCGGCTGCCGCTGCTTCTTCTTCTGCAATGCCTAGCTCGTCACGTAAGTAAGTGAGGGCGGCGTCTTGCAATATTGGCAGAAAGTTTTCTGTTATTGCTTGTGTTTGTTCAGGGGTTAACATTCTGTAAACCTTTTTAAGTTTGTTGAAAATTGTTTCTAATTTAAGTTTGATTGATTTCTTTATTAAAGCCTCTCGATTCGCTGGTATTGAAACCACACTGAACTCAACTAGTTCAGACTTTGTATATACGGTAACTGTTTTACCGTCGATTGTTTGCTCTACGCTTTCAATTGGTATAATACCAACCGACACGGCTCGCACGTACCCAGCCGCAACCAAGTCCGCAACCTCGCAAGCCTCTTCTGTTATACGATGAAATTGCAAAGTTGCTTCTAAGTTTTCGCCGTTCATCATGAAACCTAAGCATTTGCCAATCGGCCAATCGTCTGAATCATGTTGCGCCAAAACAATCGGGTTGTTTAGGTATGCTGTGTAATCTATACCGCTTGGAACTATGATGGTTCCGTACCGGTCAACTTCTGGAGTGCTTACAACAAACGTATATATATCTTGGATTGTTGCTTCTTGTTCGCCGTGTTCGTAATAATCTTTTTTTATAAGATCAAATTCTCTTTTTATTATATTCATTTTATAACCTTGTTTTTAGCCTTCTACTGGAAATATTTGACATCTGCAATTAACTGCATTTCCTGCACTCAAGCCCGAGCCTAATGGCCGTGTTGTCTTTTCACCACCAACTGTGAAATACCCGTCCGCTCCTTGCATTTCGCCGTCGGCTTCTCTGTGTGCTGGTCTTACAAGGCCGTCCCTTTGTGTTAACCACATCATTTTAAAGCCTAGATCTTTGTACACAGCGTGTTGCATTCCGCTTGTGACATTGGCGGCGGTCGTGTTTGCAATTGTTTTTGCACGCCCTTCGCTAAGTTGCGTAAATTTTGTCTGTAGCTTTTCTTTAAGCTCTTGCTTTGTTGCGCCAGCGTTGTTTTCAATTACTTGCACAATTTCAGCTTTCATAAAGTCAACACTTTCACGTATTTTCACTGCGGACTCATTTGCAAGATTCTTAATTTGTTCACCAACGGTTCCTGTTAAATCTTGTTCTTTTAGATCAAAACTTTTTAATAATTCGTTTTGCACGTTAATGCAAGCCTTTTCAACTAAAGCGTTAAACTTTTCGTAATCTTGATCACTTACTTCAAGATTTGCTAAACTTAAATAACCTTTGTCAATATTTGACAAAGTTTCTTGCTTCAATTGTTCAACGATTTGTTGAACTACAGTATCAATTTTTACGCTTGATTTTTCTGTAAGCAAATCATAATCACGCCAAAAAGCGTCTTTGCTGTCCGCTGTTATTATTGGCAATTTTGCACGCTTGTTAAAGGTAAAACTTCTTGATGCAAAAGCAGGCGCAACTTTTGGGATGCCTACATTATCTAAAGGAATGTATCCATTGCCAATAAGCGCAACGTTACCGCCTTCAATTGCATCGTACCCACGTTCTTTTCTTGAATCATTAATTGTCTTGATTCCCCACTTCAATTCAAACTCTTCTTTTTTCATGTCAAGTTCTGGATCCGCATATGCATACGGAACGGGCTCAATTAAGATATCCTCTTCAAAACGTCTAAAATGCCGTGTAAACTCTTCAGCGATATAAATTGCTTCTGGATCAATTGTGTTTTGTCTAAAGATTGCAAATTGCACTTCTGCTGTTGCCCTGTTTTGGAATTCGCCTGTAAGCATTCCTGGGGGCACGCCAAAGACTTGTGCAATTTGCGAGCGGGTATCTTTGCTGACTGAATCGTAATTCACACCAAGCTCGCTTTTCGGTGGTAATTGCAATTGCATACCACCACCAAGCAACGCACGCAACTTGTAATCTGGCAGTTCTTCATTCCAAGATGCTTTCAGCTTATGCCATTCTTCAAGATCGAACCTTTCTGGGAATGTTGCAATCAAAGGTGGCACGGCATTATTTGCAAAAAGCCTGTGTAAGTATTCACTCACTTCAACATCGATATTTGCATAATCCAAACAAGCGGAAACCAAACCAACGCCAAAGATATTCATGCCAACAATTTCGTCAGGTCTTGCACCAGGATGAACTCTTGCTAAGTGGATCATTTCATTTTCAGGTATTGGTATCACACCCTCTGAAACGCTTTGATATGTATACCCTTGTATAAAGTTATCCCCACCCATAACAACACGTACGCGCGTTGGATTCAACACCCACATCTGGAGCGGTACTTTATAGCCAATTGTTGGCGTCCATATAAAAGCATTACCGTTGATTGATAACCAATTTTCGATAAAGCTAAAAACCTGTGAGCGTGTGAAATACGGATTAGGATTTGCAATTAAATGCGCCGCCCAATTATCGTTGCCAACTTCAGACTTTGTAAAGTTGTGCTCTTTGAACGTGTTGAACTGAATTGCACTTAAAGCATTCGCCCTGTGTTGCAAACAAGCAAACACCGTGCCACGCAAACTCATTGAAAGCTCGTTTCCTGTCGGTATTGCAGTTACTTGCCTATAAGAAGAACTCGATTGATAAGGGCGTTGCAACCTTTTGCCACTTGGTAAAATGGCATTTGAAATTCTTTGTCTGATATCGTCAAGTAAGCTCATACGTATATACTCGGAGTTTTGCGAATAGCATTAAACGCATGACTTAATGCGTCTATATAATCGTCGTGCCTATCTTGTGGCGTTCCTGTAAAGCTCAAAAGTTCATCTGTAAATTCTGGATCTAAGTGCGTCACGTGATACACAAGCCCTTGTTCGTACCTTGCTTCCACGGGTTGAAACCGTGTAATCTTGTCACGTGTTGAATGCACGCCTACAACATTCATTCGCGTATTTCTTTTCAGCTCTTGCACCATATACGCTTGCGCTTGGTTTGATTCGACCGCAACTACGCGGGCTTGCCACTTGGATTCCATTGCAATAATTTCAGAGCCTATCTCAACAAAACTCCAACGGCCTCTTTTTGCATCTACGATCACAATCTCACCTTGTGCAGTCGTGCCAATTGTAATGATCGCCGTATAATCTGCAGTTTCTTTTTGTGAGATCGCAAGATCGACACCAATATAATAAGCCGTGATTTGTTTGTTATCTGATAGCTTGATCCAATCCCGCTTAACTTTACTTGC